TCTACATTTTTGTTTATAACTGTATTATCTCTTAAAAAATCTACAGAAATAAAAAGTACTTTATTCGTTGGCATCTTCTAATGGTTTTTGTGTTTCGTCAAAGGATTTAATACCTTTTAGTTTAATTTCTTCTTGTATTCCGTTAATTTTTAGCAGTTTATTAAATGATTTTTCAATTATTCTTTGCTTACTATCAATTACATTTTTTTGAAATACCTGCTCACTTTCTATAATTTCATCTGAACTACCTAATTTACCGCTAACCGCCACACCTGCAACAATTGGAGATGCACCATGTGCTATTATAATGTTTTGCTGTATCTCTTGTTCTAGGTTGAGAAAACGCTCGTCTGAACTATTCAGATTAATGGGTATAAACTCTGGCGCTGTCTCTCCATTCTTTGAGAAGGTGACAAATACTTGACTACCATTTTCAGAACCGCTATACTGCTTTTTTAATTTCTTCTTGTATTCCCTTTGCTTTTCCTCTGTTGGTATTCCACCCTTATGGGAAATAATCATACTTGGAGTGAAACCGTTTTGAACACTAGATAAATGAAAATTAGATATCTCATAGTCTAAATGTATCCAATTTAATGCAGGTATATAATCCGGGTAAGTATAGAAATCTACTCCTGCTCTATATTCTGTCATATAAACAAGTTGAGTTTTTTCCTTTGTATAGTTTGGATCGAAACCTTGTATTAATTCGGGCCTATGCTTCTCTTTTCGGTGTTGCATCCAGTCGCTAGAAATGTAGTAGTAATCTACTCCCTTTGCTTGTAGTCTGCTCATCTCGTCATCCTCATCCTCCACTACTTTAGCTATTCTAACTTTAGAATAATCTACGTAAGTCTTTCTAGCAATAGAACGCCCATCATTTGACCACGTAACTGCATAACAATAGCCGCCGTAAATATTCAAATCATACGCTAACTTAAAAGCAATTTCGTCACAATCCTCTTTTCCGTTTACATTCGCTATAAATTCACTGTTTGCAGCAGTCTTGACAAAACCCTCACCTGCTGTCATGTTAACTTTTTTCTTAACTAAACTGTTATGCTTGCTAGAATGGTTTGATAATTCTAATAAAAAATGTGGATAGTTGTTATCTGCGCCATACGGAATCCATGCCGCCTTGCTTTCTGCAAATTTTGGCGTTGGATCGGTTAATTTATCTAGGCTAAATGTTAATATTGCATTATCCATTGTAGACTGTTTTTGTTCTTTGTCCTCCATTGTAAATCTCTTTTTGTGGTGTAGCTGTATCCTCTACATATATTTTACCTTTTTCTACTATTTCGGTTATATTTGCCAAATCTAAGTTTGTTTCACTCTCTTGCGAATAAATTACGTAATCATAAAAGCCCTTTAAAGGCAGTTTAACAACTCCGTTTAGTAAATCCTCCGTAGTACTTGTAAGTTCGATATTAAACTCATTATATCGCACTAAATTAGCTGATACATCACTAGCTGTAAAAATCTTACTTTCTTTAGTATCTTGACTTATAACCTCGAATAAATAAAAAGGTGCTACAATAGTCGCTTTTTCTCTTAATGTAGCAACTACTTTGTTAACTGTATTTTGTTTTAAAAGTATCATATACAATTAAAGGTTAAAAAAAAACTGTTGTTTACAAAAAAAGGGGCAATTAAGCCCCCTTTTAGATTTACACCTCCTTTTTTGTTATACTGCTACCGTCAAGGTATCAAATGCAGCCTTTTGAACTGAGTGAGCAAGTACTGGCTCTAGTCCTTGAATACTTATGTTGTATCCGTTCAAATCTCCAAAATTTTGACCGACACCCGAAGTGTTAGAAGATACGTCTGCACCATTTGCAGCACCTAAAAGCCAATAGTCTCCGTTTTGAGTTTCAACAATTACATGCATGGAAGTTCCTGCAAGCAATAACATGTTGTTTCTTTTTGCAGCGTCTATCTTATGGAATATCATAGACAAAGTTTGAGTATAAAAAGTTGTTCCATTCTCTAAACTCTTTGTTAATTCTTCCCCAAATGAAGCCGTTTGTGGTCTGAATTTAAACGTGTAAAACGTCTCACTAGATGTAATTGCATCAATGCTCTCATCTGTATCATAGGTGAAAGTTGTTGCATCGCTAAACGCTCCTATATATACGTTCTTAACTCCACCTGTAGAGTTTAAACATTCTAGCGCTATGCCGCTTGTTAATGTACAATTTGCCATTTTTTATATTTTTAAAAAAAAAGGCTGACCAATATGATCAGCCTTTTTAAAATTAGTTAATTAAATTAATTACGCTTTCATTACTACTCTTTCTGGAAATGCCGTAGCAAAACCTATTTTAAATTTTGTTGTGAACCGAACCTCATCATTGTCTTCTGAATAACGAATTTTAAAATCTTCCTCCTCTCCTAACAAATCTACTCCAACAACTAAATTGGACGCTTCTGCTAAATATGCTTTGTCTTGTCCGTTAAGACCTCCAACAGCAATAATTTTAACGTTTGTTCCCGGTACAGTCATAACAAAATCACCGCCTTCCTCACCTGTGTAGTGGAACATGTTTGCCGCTCTTAACTGCGCTGCATACAATCTATATTTGTCATAACCTACAAAAATATGTAAGTCTGTACTCATTATCATATCCTCAGGAATTGCTGCAATCATTTCGTCAACTGCATCGATAATGTTAGCAGCATCTAGTGCTTTAGTCGTTCCTGTTACTGTAGCAGAATCGTTGTCGATAATTTTAATTAAACCGTCTGCCATAGCTAAGTTACCGCTTCCTGTAGTATCACCTTGCCAAGCTAATTTTTCCAATTCCTTTTGTATCTTAGCCGCTTTCTCTTCTGAATACAATGCTTCGAAAGGCATCTCCTCCTGAGTTGATCCTGCTTTTAATAACGTTTGCGTGTACTTAGCTTCTAAATCTTCGATACACATCGCTTCGTTAATCTTAACTTTTTTAACCGTAATTGGTCTTTGTGTTAAAACTGTTGAACCACTCGCATTAAATCCACATGCTCCTGCTTGAAATACTGCATCACTTTCTAAAATATTAATTGGTGCAGTGGTTTTAATTCCTGCTTGAATATTAGCAAGTCCAATTGTCCTCCCGCCTAAAAGGGATTTTCTTACTAATTCGTTTTTTGTCTCGTCCGTATAATTTCCGAGGGCTGATAAATCTAAACTCATTTTTTATATTTTTTAATAATTAAATCAATTTCTTTTACTGTTACCTTATGCATATTAGCCAGTACAATGTAATTAGTTACCCCACTTTCGAAGTGCTTAATTACTTTGGGGCTAATATCTATTTTCTTTTTACTTGGCATTGTTTCTAAATTTTGCTATGGCTCTAAGTTTATCCTCTTTAGAATTTACTTTAGGCATTGCTTTTTTTACTTCTATCTCTACATCTGCAGGTGCTGACTTAAATGCTTCAAATTCTGCTTTTAAATCTTCTAATTGTTTAGATAAATCCACGTCTTTAGAAAAGTTTTCAACCTGTTTATCAAATAATCCTAGAATTTCCTTAAGTCCGTTTTCAATCTTTGAAATTCTTTCGTCCATTGGGTTAACTTCATCTTCTTGCATTACTTCCTCTTTCAACTCTTCTACTTCCTCTTCTGCATCTACAATAGAAACAATAGCACCCTCCTCGGATACTTCAACAGTTCTACCATCTTCCAACACATAAGATGCTGCACCGCTTACCACTTCACCATCTTCTGAGATTATCGATACTGTCGCGCCCTCTGATAATTCATCACATCGTAAAATTACACCGTCCGTAGTTTTATAATCTGCAAATTCTTGCTCCTGCTCTTCGTCCGCTCCAAATAGGATTTTTTTAATGTCTGCTAATTTTTCTGTAAATTCCATATTAAAATTTGTGTTTATATAATTAAAGGTTTTTTATTTGTAACTGTTTATTTTTTTTGTAATCTCTCTGAAAATTTCCATGTCAGACAAACAACTGTCAAAAAGTGCTTTCATTTCATCAATTGGATTATCTTTCTGTATCTCCTGTCCAAACATGCCCTCTACGCTAAATCCTAGCACTTTTCCTGCCTTAACTTTATCCCATAGTATATCATTATCAACTTTGTAAGAAACGAACCAAGAACCTCTTAAAACGTCTTTAAATCCTAAAGCCTTGCTTTTGTCGTACTGTGGATCTTCTACTATCCAACTTTCCATAACGGTTACACCATCCATTAAACTCTTCTCATGGTCTACATTTGTGGTGGTATGGTTGCTATTCTTAAAGTATAATTCTGCGCATTTTCTAACGGTTTCCTCACTAAAAAAAACAAAATACGGATTACCTTCTTTATCAACTCTAACAATTTTCTCGTTAGGTATCATTGCAGGGCCTACAACAATTCGTTTCTCTTCATCCTTAAATTGATAATTTTCTTTGTTTTTGTTGAAGTATAAAAAGTCAATTTCTATTGCAGGTTTTTCTACAAAAGAAATGGTATTTATTCCTGTTCCTTCCTCCTCTTCAACTGTTAATTCTATTACTAAATCTTTTTCCATGTGTGTGTTATATATATATATATTAGAGTGACCATGCTGTAGCCCATACTACTACTAGCTATGGGTTGCATGAAAAAAGTGGAATTTCACTAAATTCCACAAATTAAATGCAGTTTTACGAACCAATTTCGGCACTATTTTCTATGTCATTTATACGGTTTTGAACTGTAGTAATATCGCTTTCTACAACTACCGCTTTTATCACATTATTTTGGTTATTTGCTTGCGGATTTTCCGTATTAAATAGAGGTGTTTCTTGTGGGTTTAGTGCATCATTTCGTAAAGATGGAGCAGCAGCCGATCCTCCTCCACTTGGTAAAGATGGCTTAGTTCCTCCGCTTCCGCTTTTACCTAGTGTTGCTAACCCTTGTGCAGTTGCGGCAATAGATGCTGCGATATTAATACCTGTTGCTACATTATTAGCCGCTATTATTGGAGCAGCCGAACCGGGGACTAAGATATTTGCAGGAGATGCTAATGCGCCTGTGTTAGCTGTATTGTTAGCTATAACCATTTTTGCAATACCTGCGGCATTTTCTGCTATTATTCCTGCTGCTTGTGCTGCTTTGCTTTCTCCTGCTAAACCAACTAAAACACCCACCGCTTTAGTAGCTGAGTTTAGATAACTTTCTTGAATCTTAGCTTTAGCATTTGCGGCTGCTAATTCTGCATCTACTTCGCTTTGTATTCTGTCTTTGTTATCTTGTGAAATCTTATCTAGTCGCTCTTTTTCTGTAGCATCTTTTTCCTCCTGCTCTTCTAGCTTAGTTTTTTCTATTTCGTCAACCTCTTTTAATAAAGATATTTCATTTATTAACTGCTCAGACTTTCTACCTGTAATATCTGCCTTAATTGCTTCCTGTTCGTTTTGCGCTTCGATTAACTTAACTCTATTTTCCGTTATACCGTTAGCGTCAAACTCTGCTTGTGCTGCATCTACCACCGCTTTAGCATTTTTAAGCATTATTTTTTCTTGCTCAATTAAAACCTCACCAAGTTTATCATTTGCCTTTGTTCTCTGCTCTATTGTTAATCTTTCATCGTCTCTCGTTTGCCTTAACAACTCCGCTTCCCTGTCGTATTTCTCAAAAATACCTTTGTTAATTGCTTCCCTTATTAATGCCTCTTTTTTTAGTTCTGTTGTTCTCTCTGCTTCCTCTAAAATTGCTTTAGTGTTTAGATCACTTATTGCAGAACCTACAGCCGCAACCTCCGTAATTGCATCGCCTAAATTTTCTGCTATTCCTTTGGCTGCTTCTACTACTCCATCTTTAATGTTAATAAACTCCTGCCCTACATCTGCAATATCTTGTTTTAATTCTGCTATTTTTTCCTCGTCTTGACCGCCAAAAAACGAACTTTCCCACGCTAATTGTGAAGCTAAAACTGCGCCTTTAATGGCGAAAAACTGCGCCTTTAATGGTGCTAATCCAATAGTAATTAAATTGCTTAACACCTCTTTTAAACTCTCAAATCCCTCTCCACTTTGTTTAACTGCATCAACTACTTTGTTAATTGCTAAACCAATACCTGTGAAAAGTGTATCAATAGCATCTAAAACAGGCTGTTGCTTTTCTAACACTTCTTTAAGCGTAACAAATGCAGCGATAACCAAACCAATACCTGCCGCTTTTATTGCAGTTCCTAACGCTCTAAACCCTATAGAAAGTTTTTTTATACCTTTTAACCCTACGCTTCCTGCTTTTTTTAGGTTAGAACCTATTTTTGTGCTTTCTTTTGCAACCTTTTCTACGGAATCGCCTAACTTATCCACTCCTTTGGCGGCGTCGTCTGCATTTACATCTATATCTATTTCAATTGTCTTTGCCATACTTTTATTTATAAAGGGGGAATTGCACCCCCTTGTTTATTTTTATTTTTTACGGTGCATCTGTGACTATATCCGCTGCTGTTTGGTTGTACATTTGAAAAACACAATTTGCTTGCGTACCATTATCTTGTATGTATGGATAAGTATCACCGTCCCCCATTCTCCACCAATGTCTAGGTGCTGTTGCTAGAGTAGATAAGTCGAAAGTATTACCACTATTGTAGATATCTGAAATATTACTACTTTGGTCGCTGTTAAATACCGCTAACTCGTCAACTCTACAATCTCGCATATAATTGCCGCTGCTATATCTACCAATCCTAAAATTATCCGCATCTATGCCTCCATTATAACCAAACGCTGTATGTGAATTAGTAGTATTTTTTAATACACCATCTATAAATATGTTAAACCTACCGTAATAATCATTTATTTGAGTACTCTGTGAGCCTGTAGTGCCACCATCATAAGAGATTAAAATATGTTGCCAAGTGTTAGGATTAATTCCTGTTGTTTGCAGCTGTATTTTATTGTATTGGTGTCCGTATCTAAACCTTAACCCTTTTGAGCCCCCTATATTAATTTGGTGCAATACAATATGCCCTCGGTTAGTGGTTGTTGCATCGCCAAAATAAAATATTGTCTGCCCTTGTGTGTTAGTACTACCTTTGTACCACATCGATATACTCCACGCATCCGAAGATCCAGAACCGTTACCTGTTCGTCCTAAAGTACTACTTAATAAAGAAGCATTAGCCCCTAAATAATCTTGGTTAGCAAAATTAATACTTTTGTTATTTGAAAATGGAGGTGTTGAAACTG